CCCTAGCACCACCATAAAAAGAGCCACCTTTCATTAGCTTTTGGAGAGAGTTTTCAATCTGTTGTTTATCCATAGATTTTTCCTCTTCTTCTTCGCCCCCGCCAATACCAGCTTTACCAGCAGCACCAGCAACTCTACCTATCATACCAATTAGGGCGGGAAGAAATTTTTCTAGATTAGGCTCCACCATATTGCATCAACTTCAAGAGAGACTGTTCAATAGCCTTTCGCATCATATCAAAGTTTTCCTCAGGTTTCTCCTCAACGGGTTTATTAACAACCCTCACTCGTTCAGGCCCTTTCCTCTTTATGTTCCCACGGCCTATTTCTGCTTTAGACTTATCCCTATTTTTAATATAGTCAGGAGTACCTTCACGGGCACCTCGATAATCACTTGAACCCGCACCCTTGTCAATAGAATAATCTATACCTCTAGTTGGGTCATCATCTATATCATCATCAGCCCTTTCATCTTTCTTTGGTGAAGGAGTCCAAGGTGTAGTTTCATCATTAACAGGATAATCCTCTTCTTGATATTCCATCTTATATGGAGGTTTTCTCTGAATGACAGGTTCCGCAGTAATATTCGCTATGCGCTTATCTTCCGCAGCCTCATTCAGTCTACGTGCTTTATCCGCAGCTGCTTGAGTAGACTCAGTAGCAGGAGCGGTATCTCCCTCTGCTTTACCTACATCCTCCATAGGGTTATATGGGGGTTTTTTGGGTACATCAGGAGGTGTCTCTATAGGACGTTCCCTATCTTCTTTAGTATCCTTAAGTCGAGAGGGAGGAGGAGTGGGCCACCTCTTTCTTCGGCCCTTCTCCAAATCATCTAGAGATTTTTGGATAGCATTAATTTGTTTTAGAATATTCTTTCGTTGCATATCTTACTCCTAAAGCCTTTAGTAGCATTGAATCTAATAGTTGGGCCTTTGTTAATTTTTTCACTGATTTCACACTAGAGGATACATCTACATCTGGTGGTGTAGCTAAGAATTTAGCTTGTTTAGCTCTAGCATCTTCAGTACTGTATCCAGTTGGCTGCGGTACCTTTAGTGGTGTTGCAGTAGGTGCTGGAGTTGGTGCAGTTACTGTACTAGCTGGTTGTTCTGTTTGTGGAGTTTGCCATTCCATTGTTTGGCTACTTTCTCCAGGTTTAAAGGAAGCTCCAACACCCTTTCCTGGGGCACCAGCCATATGTGTTTTATATTCATTAAGATATGAATGAATCTCATCAGCGTGTTGAGCAAAGTCAGGATGTATTTCTATATCCCAATCTTTCCCTTCACCCGCCAAAAAGTCATGTGAGTGCATATCATCTTGCATTTTACTACCAATATGTTTACCGTGTCTTACATTAAACATACGTTGATTATCTTTAGTCATACCCAATCGTTGTAGGTTATGCAAGAATCCTTCTTGTGTATCATTCCCAGTACTTTGCACTCTTTCATTATGCGATTTGAATTCACCAACATGGTCATCATATTTCATGTTAATTCCTGCCATACCACCTGGTTGTACCGCACTACCAGCAAATGTTCGTTCAGTGGCTCGTTTAGCTCGTTCTTCTTCAGAGAAGAATGGCATTTGTCCAGAACCCCATTTATAAGCTGCTCTAGCAGCTTGACCCAATTTGCGTCCTTGCATTCCTGCTTTACCGCCACCCTTTTCAGGTCTATCTAAAGCCCCTCTAAATGCGCCCATACCAAACCGTTTAGCCCTTTCGCCAAAACGCCCTGCTTCACGGCCTCGTCGTTCCCATTTAGGGATAGCGGTTTTAAATTTTCCACCTGGGCCTTGCTGTGCTTGATATTTTGGTTTACCTTCTGCATCCAAAAATGCATCTTTGCCTTTACCTCGTAAACCAACTCTTGCACCAGATGCTACACCTTTAGCAGCTTCTGCTCCTCGTTCAGCCCCACGCCCTACATGTTGCAAAGCTCTCTTAAGACTACCTTTTATTCCTCCACGCCTTGCACGGGATTCTTCACCAGCTTGTTGCTTTTTAGCATCGGCTCGTTGTTGTCTCTCTTGTGCAACACCTTGAGCCATTCTGCCTATTCCAGCTTCATGTGCTTCCTGTTTCTCCCGTTGAATATCAGCAGCAGTTTTTGTCTTTCTTTGACCAGCAACACCAGTAAAAGAAGTACCTCTAGGGTCTGTACGTGCTTGCCTATCTACAGCAGTGGGTCTATTGAAATACCTTTGTCTTTCACCAGCTTTCCTAGTACGTTCTTGTCGTAGTGTACGTTTAGCTGTAGGACTTAATTCTCGTATATTCCTTCCATACGCAGCAGATTCTTCTGCTCTCTGTCTAACTGTATCTCCAGCAGCTTCTGTCCGTCCTCTATTACTTTCTACATAACCAGGAGCGGGTTGAAATGGAATTGTATTTCCTGCTCTTGTACGTTGACGTTTAATTTGTGCTGTTCGCTCTGCATCAGCCCGTGGTATACGAGCATTTCTTTCACTCGCTGATTGTCCCGCAGGAGTACGTCCTCTAGGCCCAGACCTACGAGTGTCTGCATCTCTACGTTCATCATCACTTGGGGCTTTAAACAAAAATCCCATCTTCTGAACAGCATCGCCTGACTTACGATTCTTAGCTTTAGCAGATAGATGATAATCTGGAGAATCTTCATCCAACTTTTCACCCAAATCTTGTCCAGCTTCATTTACAACCCAAGGCCCAACATGATTTGTGGGTATGCCATCATCATCAGTTTCAGTTTCTATAACAGGAGTATACCTACTAGATTCAGATGGTTGTTCAGATGGAAAACCATATTCCCTCAAAAGCTGATGATGTTCTGCTTCTCTTCCAGCAAAATTCTGAAGAGTAGCCATTGACTCTTTAGCTTTAAGAGGGTCTTTAACAGTTGCAGCTTTCTCCATCCACATATCAAATGATTTTTTAAAGTCTACTTTTTGTTTATCTCGCATTACTACAACCACCTTTGCCTTTTTGGGTTGCTGTTCCATTGGTGCAAATATTTTACACCAATCACCAGATTGAATATCACCAGTTACAGTATCACAAGTTTTATCTTGTGCATTAAAGAATTTACAATGCCCACAATTTTCACCACGCATGGCCTCTTCCATTGTAGCATTTCTATAGTCACATTGGTCTTTATCAATCTTACCAGTTTGTGGCATTTCTGCCTTTAATAACTCAAAACCAGCATTTTGATTAACACCTTTCTCACAGACTGTAACTTCAGCAAGTTCCATTTCATCTACTTGCATATAAGGAACTAGCCCTTTTTGCATATTCTGTACTTTTAATGCAGAACCAGCTATACTATAAGACTTAAGCCTACCCTCACTAATTTCCTTCATAACCTTTTCAGAGATTCTTGTGTCATCCCGCAATTCACAAATAAAGAATAATCCTTTATCATCTACCCCACTCTTAAATATCTGTCCACCTTTAGTAATATAGGCTGGCAAAGCCCAACCAACTTGAACATCAGAATGGAGAACCATTGCATTACGAGTTCTAAAATTACTCATAAATTTAGTGAATGCTCTCTTTAAAGCATCAGTAGTAATTAAATGACCTTCCCTATCAATCAATGATACAGAAGCAGGGCCACCAACAACCATAGGTTCATCTTCACCTACATTAGCAGCAGCTTCAGTGTATTGTCGATTCTCAGGAAACGCTCTAGCTAAAGTAAGAATCTCTGCTTTTGAAGAAATTCCTGCTTTAAATAATTTACCAAACTCTTTAAGAGCATCACTAATATCTTCAACAGTAACTTGTCCACTCTCTGCTTTTTCTAGCCACATTAATCCTGAAGCATTAAGTGGAGCAGAAGCTATTTTACTAGCCGTTATAATCTTCATTAACCCTCATGCACTCCCCAAATAACTCCGTACAATTGAGAACTAGCACCAGAAGCAATAGCAGAAATACGTTTTCTAACATCAATAGGATGATTTGTTTCCCAAGTTTCTCCCGCTTTAAGCAGAACACCAGTAGATGTGGTTCCAGCAGCTGTCGCATCTGAATCTAGTGCAAGATTAATTGTATTACTGCCATGACCATTCTTTAGTTTAAATCCTCTAACAACAACTATGCCTGCTCTACGTTTAGACTCAGAGGCATTTGCGGTACCAAACCATTCATAATGTAAGCCTTGTGCCCCATCAACATAATCAGCAACAAATCCATCTTTACGATATTCTACCATGAATTTATCCACATAGAAATCTATATTATGTTGAGCTACGCTTACAACCGCTATCCGATAAGGGGTAGCGAGTCTATTAACTAATTCATATCCAACACTAATTTTCGTAAAGCTAGTAGATAAAGAATGCGTAGCACTTGAAGCTAAAGCAACACCGTCACTATTTTGAATCTCTATCTTAACATCTCCACTAGCTGAAGCTCCTCTAACCTCACATTGAGCAACAAGTGAACTTCCTTCAGGGTGCCCTGGAGCAGTTACAGACCAATAAAAACCTTCTCCAGCAGCAGAATTAGCGGGGTTAACTAAAAGGGAATTTGACCCAGTGGCAGCTTGGGCACTACTTTGTGATATAGCAGACCCTGAAGCTGTAAAATCAGTTAATGTGTTTACTTCAAAAGACGGATTCTTTACTAAGTTGATAGAGGGGACTCCTCTACCTACTGTAAATATATCCGTCGCAGAAGTACCTACACTAACATCAATAGGGGCATACTTAGTCCAAACATGTACGCTTGTTCTAGTACTTGGGTCAATCTCCCATGAGGGCCATGCCTCAGGAAAATGTTCAGAATTCATAAACCACTCCTACCTATTTGAAAACCAAGTCATCATGGCGAATAAGCTTCCTAATACCATGCCTGTATGCATAGCAATAACACTAATAATTACAAAAGCTGATTTAGCCCCATAGACCTTGGCTCTCCAATGTTTAATTTCATCTAATTCTTCGCCCATCTCTTCAAATCTAGCGCAAAGAGTATCATTCAACTTGGTTTGACTTTCTATATACGAATCTAGCCGTTCCATATAAACGGCTAATTTAACATCTAACTCACTATCTGTCTTTGTTGCCATAGCAACTTATCGACCAAATACTAGTACACGCACGGCTACCGCTGAAACGTCTGTGGTGTTGGCTACCTCATCTAGAATTGCTCCATCTGCACCAGCTTCATACAAAGCTATTTTTGAATTAGTGTAATCATATTGAGGAACATATCCACTATTTTCCATAGACAAAGCAACAAAATGAATCTGTTCTAAACCTAAAGTAGTAGCGGTTAGAGCCTCACCACCTGTAGCATAGCTGCTATCAAAGGTGCAAGTTTTAATGACATATTTATTATTCCCAGGCACACCCGTCATATCTGATGCATTGCCAGGAACTGTTATAGCAAGAGCCATAGTATCACTCCTTAATTATGAAGTATTTAATAGAATATAGGGGCAGGAGCCGAAAGGCTCCCACCCCCATAAAGTGGTGGATTAGGCGTTCAGGTCAGCTATTTTCGCTTGTACCCAAAGATTCTTGCAACGCATCTCACCCATTGTATACAGTAGACCCCTAACCACCAACGCATTCGCTGCGAAGTAGTCACGGTTCTCTACATACTGAGTGGGCTGTGCAATAGCCATTTCAATATAATCGGTGTCCAACACATAGATGTTAGAACCAAGTACAGTAGAGGTAGAGGAAACAGACTTAGGCACATCCGCATCTGGAAGGATGGGAATGCCCATGTAAGTTGCCAATACCAAACCAGTTCGGGTACCAGGGAATGTACGCTCAGAGCCTACACCAACCTGATATTCTTCCTGGCCCATGTACCGTTGCTGGGAATTGAGCAGTCGCTCCAATTTGAAGTACTGGTCATGTCCCATCAAAATTAGTTTAGGCTCGCCACCATTTTCCCTAATCTTCTGAATAGCCGTATCAATCAGATTAAGAGAGAGGTCACGCCCTACACCAGCGTTGTGGCTAACGGAAGCAGCAGCGTTCCAACCACCAGCAGTACGTCCTGCTTGTGTTAGGTCAAAGACCCGCACATTCGCAACACCACCGCCAACAGCAGCACCGTCTTCCGCTACCATATCGTCCAAGGAACTGAATCCTGCACGACTGTAGATATACATAATGTCACCAGCTGCCCAAGCGTCGGACAGACCAGTAGCATCCAAAGTAACTTGTCCACCGCTATGAGCAGTTCCACCAGCACCACCAACGGTTATACCCGCAGTAATGTCATGCGCCGTGGCGTTCAAATCATATCGGTTAACTTCGTCACCTATTTTAAAGTGCTTGGCAATAGCATTAGTACTGCCAAAGTCAGCCCTTGCGTCAGTTCCACCAGAAGCTCTAGCAGCTGACAAGGCCAACAGTTCTTCATTTATTTCTTTAATGTGGTCTAGCTGGGCATTTTCATTTTCCAACGCCAACACATCCCCAACACCACCTTCCAACTGCGCCGTAAAGACGGACTTGACGGACGCACCGAAAGTTGTCGAGATGATACGAGGCAAGCTCGATACCGTCTGAATGTCGGAAATGTCAACGGTTGGGATATTCCCAGTTTCAGTCACTGGGCGAGAGCGTCCAGAACCACGGTCAGTCCTAACACGCCAACCAGCCGTATTGCCCCATACTACACGGGGTACCGCATTAAAGAAACGAGTTTGGTTGTTCAAGGCTTGCCAAACTTTTCGTCCGTAGGTAGTATTAAAAATGCCAGTAGCAGTGTCAACCGTAAACGGCGTACCAATGCCAGCACCAGCTTTCTTCATAAACCCAGGGCCGAAAACGCTCTGGTAAAGCCCTCTTTGTGACTGAGATATATACTCAGCTAGGGATGGATTATTAGCCATAATCGTTTCTCCTTAAAATCAAATTTAAATTTATCCTAGTAGTTCCCTTGGAACACCGTCAGTTTCACCCGATTCAACCGCTTCCTGCAACCGACGCAATTCACTATAAGACATTTGCATCATTTGGTCAACAGTCTCATCAGGATTGGATGAAGACTTACGGATTGGAGCAGCACCATCTACTCCCATATCGCCATACTGAATTAGTCGAGGACGGTTTAGGCCATTCTCTTCTTGGAAGCCCATCTTCCGCAAGCGGTTTTCAGTCTCGTTCTGAATCATCTTCTGAACGTTACTATTTTTCTGGGCCACCGACTTCTGTAAATTAGCTATTTGCTTTGCCATTTCTTGAACTTCCTCAGGAAATTCCTCTTCATCGTCGTCTACGTCTTCCTCATCTTCTTCAGGGGGAACATCGTCGTCACCTTCCTTGCTAAATCCATACCCATCTTCGTCTACGCTTTCTTTCAACAATTCTAACTGCTTCTGCATAGCTTGAATAGTGCGTTGCACATTCTCGGTCTTACTGTCGATAGTTACTGCATTCTCTTTATCGTCAGCCTGACCAGTTCCAGTCATTGTCGAAGCCTTCTTCTCTGTTTCGCCCCACTGTGCGCCAGTTGGGTTACTTGAATCAGCTTTGATTAGACCAAAAACTTCACTAGCTACGGCTTTAATTATCTCTTGTTTCTCAATCTGGTCTGCCTCATCTTGAGACATTTCAAACTCCTCATCTTCTGCCTTCGTTAGTCGAGAGTCCATTTTGTGCAACACCTCGGCAACGGCAGCGAGAGCAAGGTTACTCCCCTCAATCTGCTTTTCCAACCGTTCTACAATATCCGAATCTGCCATAATAGATACCTCCATTCGTCTATTTTTGCCAAGGAAGTTGGTCTAAGCCACCTCCGACTCCCAAAAGCGATAAAAAGTACGATATTCGTACTAACTTATTATACTAAATATTCTGAAAAACTTTCGTTATTCTTCAGCAAGTTCTAAAACATCTTCCGTTACAGTTAATTTAAGCATTTCATTCCTAAAATCATATAACGGAACTTGTGCAAGCTTTTTTAGTTTCTCGCATTGCGTACCTTCTGGCATTGCAGCTTCTACTAAATCCAATACTCTGCCTACCATTCGTGAATGTTTTGCAATGATATATTCCTGTAAGGGTGTGACTTTACTTGCATCCATAACTCCTCCTCTTATTCAATCGTAATTGATTTTCCATCAACAGATTCTAAACAACATTCAATAAATTCTTGGAAAGCTAGACTAGTTTTATCATCTATCTCTGTATCACTTTCCTGTGCTTTAATTAAATCTTCTGTATCTGTTTTTGAAGTGCTTCTCGTATACCCCGCCACATGTTGAACGCCTGTTTGTGTACGCCTTTGTTTGGCTCCTACTTGCACTCTTTGCGGTTTTAGCAACAAGGTTTCTAGTTTGTCTTCTTTTACAAAAACTATCGTCACACCATCTGATTCATTCTTCACTTGTATATCATCTAAACCTAAAGACTCTTTAAATTTTTCAACACAAGTATCATTAGAAAACGCTTGTTGTAATGTATCTTTTAAATTCATTCTCACTTCACAATATTAATTAATATACCAGCCTTCTGTAACATTTCTATACTTTGATTATGTACATATTCTTCTGCTGCGACTAATCGAGTTATATTACTATTTGCCATCATTTTAGCACATGGAAAACACGGCATAATGGTGACATATGCGGTCAATTCATCATCAGAACGTAGCTGTAAAAAAGCATTAACTTCTGCATGAATGGCTTCACATACATCTAAACCAGTTCCTGAAGGATATTCTGCTCCCTCACACGGAACATCTGTACAATGTGTGAACCCTGACGGTACACCATTATATCCAGTAGCCACAATATGTTGTTTAGAGTCTACTAATACACACCCTACTTTACGTCTAGGACATGTAGCTCTAGTTGCTACAGTGTTTGCTATCTGTAAAAAATACTCATCTTTATTCTTTTGGCTCTGCTGTCGTTGATATAAACTGGTCATTTTCCTCCATTGCCTTTGCTTGAATTTTCTTATTCGTTATACGCTCTTCTTCTGTAAAACCCCAACGTTTTCTTAATTTAGACCTGTTCTGCAATTCTGTTTTAAGAACTTTTAATTCCTCTGGAGTCAATTCTCCTAAATAACCTGGGTCTAAAATTTTTGCTGGATACCCAGTTTTTTCTGTAAATGTACGTTTTCGCATAATTTATCCACCCAAAAACTTTCTAGGACTTCCCTTTCGTCTTTGCATACCTTTAGAAGTCATACGCCATTTAGGTTCCTGTACCACCTTTTTCCTGATACCTGTTATATCAGAAGCTCGTCTAACAGTCAATACAAGAACAGCCCCACAAATCAAACAACTTAAATCTTTATCTTGATTTACATACATAGAACCACCACATTTAAGGCACATATTATTCATTAATATCATCCATCATAGCTAAAAATAATGGGTGTGTTTCACCCTTTTCTACATAATTCTTTTTACGAGCTTGTAGATTCTGAAGAGCTTCTACAACTCTATCACTTTCAGATGGGTCTAATACATCATCTTCATCAGGAGGAATTTCATCTCCATCTTCAGAACGTCTATATTCTCCTCTTTCACTTCCACTACCCCATACTGTTTTTACCATAGATTGAATTTGAGCATTGGCTGCTGAAGCAACACCTAAGGGCTGCTCTACATCAGCTTCCTCATCTTCTTGATATTTTTTGACCCTACGGGAAATATCATTCATTTTAATATCTTGGTGGGCATCCTTTTTATCTTCCACAGGTTTTCCTCGTTCTATGTATTTTGCTTGTGGTTCTGTTGAAATATCATGCGAATCCGTATTTTGATTAGGTTGTGCGCCAATATTAGAAAAGCTTCCCACACCCGCTTTTTGTAAATAGGATTTATTAGTCCCCCAATCAGGCTTACTAGGAACTGCTTTAGTGGTAACACTTGGGTCTTCATCCTGTGGTTTAGTCGCATGTGTACTTGCATCCATACGACTGTCTAATCCTGACATACTAGAGTTAGGTTGATTATCTGTCCCTATCTCTCTATCCTTTGCAACCTTACGATAGTCTACTTGTATAAGATTATCTTGCGGATTATGAGCAGAAGACCCTTGACCTATTCCATCAACTCGTTTATTCACAGCTTTCTTAATGGGTGAACCCTCTTTAACAAATTGTTCAAGTCTTTCTACCCCACTCTTTTTTGCCTTCCCCAACAACTTTTTACGTGCTTCGTCGTGTTCACGTTTAATATGTTTTAGTTCTTTCCTTGTTTTTTTAGAACCTCCATGAGTGGGAGTAAAAATTCCTGCGTTCTCTGATGTGAAGACAACACCGCTAAGTCCATCAATGCCAGCACCACCATCACCCTCTTTAAGTAATTTTTCATAACCTGAGGCATGTGCAGCCTGTGCCACCTCCTCTGCTTTTTTACGAGAATCAAATGGGCCTTTGCTTCCCCAATACCACTTACCATTTCGATTAGAGATTGGCATTATCTTCCTCCTCTGCATCCCGCCAATTACCAGTTTGTGAAGGATTATAACTTATAACGGGTTTTTCAGAGGGGCCTTTAGGAGCTTTATATATTGGCCCTTGTCCGAAAGAAGCCTTTTCTATATGGGTTACACCCATAGCATTCAAGTCAGCTACAAAATCTACTCCATCTTGAGCAAACCACATCTTAGTTCCTAATGTATTTACTTCTTTAATTAGAGGTGAAGTATATCCTTTATCGAATAAATCACTCATCCAACTCTTTCCTTCAGCCCTTGCATCAGCAATATCATCTACATTGTCTTCTTCCAATGGAGACTTGTCATGCCAATCTGGAGTTACGCCAGCAAACCGCCCACCAAACTTCTTAGCGTCTTTCTCCAACCCATCCCCATTCATCATCTGTTGTAAGGGCACAGCAGGGGCAGGAGCAGCCCCTCCACCTTCTCCACCACCTGGAGCAGCCCCAATCCTTCCAGGGGCCTGATTAACGCCAGGAGGAGCAGCAGGAGCTTGTTGTGCCTGTTGTTGTTGTTGCTGCATCATTTCCATTTGCTGCTGCTGTTGTTCCAAGCCCAAAGCCATTTGTTCTCCTTGCATCTGTATCATGGGGACGGGCTTACCAAATACTAGGAATTCAGCTTCATCCAAAGGTACGCCATTGTCCTTAAGTCTTACATCAAACCCTAGAGCAATGTATTGATTAACAACTTGTGCCCTCTGTTGAGAGAAACTAATTTTAGTGGCTTCAGCCTTTTCTTCAGGATTGGGTAGTCTTAAAGCCCAATCAGTGACACCAAAAGCTTCCAATAATTGTGGGAATACCTTTTCATGGAACAATCTTTGGTCACCTTCCACAACTCTACTCATGACTACTAGTTGTTGGGTTTGTGTAGACAGTCCACCAAATGCTTCTGGTGCGCCCTGCCATGCAGGAGTTACGCCCCAAATAGCAGCAATACGCTCCCTAATTTCAGCCCTAACAGGAAGGTAATCCATTTCCTGCAAAGTATGATACAAACGTACCATATCAACCCTACCTCGATTCTGCCTAGATGATACCGCTACCATAGGAATATAGTTAGGGTCAAGCCTAGTCTGAGCAGCTATGTGTTGTCGTTCTCTCCGTAATGATTCAGGGTCATCCGTAAACACCATCATCATACTAGCTGGCATTTTCCGTTCAAAGAAGTACCTATATAGATTCTTATCCATGCCTATTAAAGTCAGAGCTTTTTCAAACACAGTTAAAATGGGACTCCACCCATA